TCAAGATGAAATATATTTTAATAATATGGGTGTGCTCCTTTATTCAGGGAAACGCCTGCCTGGTCCCGATGGAATATCCTACCTTATACAATAGTTGGTATGAGTGCTCCCGTAATGCTCAGGTGGAGTCTATAAAACTAATGTCTAAAATGGGTTTTAAACAGGTGAATGATTACAAGATTGGAACCAAGTATACCTGTAAGGCTGTTGAGACCTATTGACAATTGTGGCCGAAATATGATAGCTAAATAGTAATTCATACCTCTCTATATCCCTCTACTGAAATTCTTTCAGAAGGAGGGATTTACTCCTTTTACAATTTGTAAATTATTTCTTTACAAAAAATTACGAATTAACAAGACGTAACAACATTTTTCTTGCATCGTTACTGGTTGTAACATATGTAAATTATATGGAACCTTGGTCTTATTCAAATTGCGTAGTTCACGACGACACCTTCGATTGGGGCGGCTAGCCCTGGCCTCTAGATTTCTTTTTTCGTGAACGTTTATTAGGTTTTTTTGAATGACGTCCCGGTCTTTTCCGTGCTCGTTTTTTTATGTGTTTGTAACCAAAAAGATTTCTAAGCTTTTTGCGGGCCATCGTTTTCGTCTAATACCATCTTGGTATTAGGATTTCCCATCGGAATATAACTAATGACTCCATTAACCAGTTGTTGGAGATCTGAACCGCAACTAACACAACGATAATGAGTTTTAAAAAGAGAGACTAAAACACCATGATGGTTACAAGTAGGACAAGTTCCATTAACAATTTCTGTTTGAATGCGCATTCTGCCTCCAAAGGCATCTTTTCCAAATCTTTTATTCATTTTTAAATAAATTTGACCATTCCGAAGGTTCTATTTCACTGTTATCTAAATGAGGTTGTTTGATTCCATCATCGACTTCAATTTCAATTTCAGTGGTTTCTTCTTCGTAGGGTGCACGTCCTATAAAATAGGATTCATCTTTAAGATGTCTAGGTCCTGGTTTAGGGACAATGATTTCATTATTGATGTATCTTGGTTTAACCATGTCCTTACTCTATCATATCTTTAAGGTGTTGCAAGGCTTTCAATTTCTTTCTATTAAATTTTTTCTTATTGGCTCGAATGCGTTGACGAAAGATCTTGAACTGTAGGAGCTGTGCGATGTAATTTCTTTTCTTGCGCATAGATAATAGTCCTAGCAAAACAACTTGCTAGTAAATAACAAATTATAAAAATAATAGTGAGAACTTTAATGTGCTTTAGTTGCAATTATTTTTATCTAAATCAATCGGTTTATCACTACCATAAAACCATATCCATGATGAAATTTTAGTTCCATCTTGAGTATAGGTGCATTTTTTGCCTACCGAGCAGGCGCTCAATGCGAATAATAGTGCGAGCACTAGAAATAATTTATTCATTGGTCTCCTCTGTTTTTTCTTCTTCGTTTTTTATTTGACAACATGTACCTGAGTTTTCTTTTTCTTTGGTATGCATATTGCAAGTTCGTTTTTCTTCTATTGACATGAAAGACATTCCTCATTGTTTACAGTAGCTCCCTGCGGATTACAATTACATTTGGTGCAAGCACATACACCAGTAGAATCTGAATGTTCACCTACATTACAGTGACAATCACAAAAACAGTCTTTACACTTTGTCATTTTTAGTTTCCTCAATTCCGTAGAAGTACTTATCAGTATCTTCTGTTTTCCATTTACGACTATCTTCTACATTCCATTCAGAAGTTTGGACCTTCCAATCAAAAGGGATTTCATCCTTCACCGTGAAAGAGGGAATGCTCCAGATTAGCCTATTGTTAGGTTGTGCTGCATAATTCCCCTCATCCAAGGCCATTATGTGCGCGCACTTATGTTCGTGCGGGATCTCCGAATGATCTGTGTCAACTATATTACTCTCTGGATGAGCCCAGTCAACCGTAAAAAGGTACGCACCTGAGCGCCATTTTTTATCTTTGCCTATGAATTTACCGGACTGACCGTCCAAGATGTCAAAAGCAGTAACGCTAGGATAGTAACTAAAGCAATTCCAAAGCTCCAGCTCGTCAAGTCGCATCCTAGGAACCTCTTTGACCTCAAAGCCTCTTTGTATAAATGCAGAGATCGGCAAACGGTAGAATACAGCTCCATTTTCCATAATTGCGTGAAAGAGTATTGGACGCCCTGTAATCGATGCGAAGCCAAAGACAATGCAGTCTTCCACTTCTCCATGGTGTTCTTTAAGATCATAGAGATATTCTCTCCTGATCTGTGCATAGATCACAGGTGTGTTCGCGTTTAAATAAGCCATCTAGCATAAAACTCCTAGTTTACTAAAAAATAAATGGCAACAATTACTACCACAATAGCGGCAGATATTTTTGGATTGGCTTTTGCCAGTGTCCAAAGTTGTTTAACTTTTTCCATGTTTCCTCCTAATGTATTTCCCCCCAGTTGGTCCCTGATTCATAGTCTACCTTATTAGGTATCTCAAGTTCAACTGCTGATTCCATTATTTCAACAATACGTTTAGCTTCTTTATCATCTTTTACAGAAATGTCTAGTTCATCATGAATCTGAATATGAGGAACAATGCCTTCTTTATACAGTTCTAACATACATTTTTTTGTCATGTCCGCCGCTGATCCTTGAATTAATTTATTTAAAGATTTGTAGGTAAAAGCTCTTTTAATGCCTGGGCCATGTTCTAGTATGGCTTGTTCATGAGGAAGAGCTTTATGAATTCCAAAATAGTTAGGTTCCCATAAATGGAAACGACAAAGACGACCCAGTAAAGTACGAATTTGTCCTCGTTGCTGTGCTCGTTGCGATACAGCATTCATTAATTGTTTAACAAAAGGAACTTTAGAGTGATACGTTGCAAAAAGATTTTCTGCTTTTTCCTGACTAACTCCTAGTTCTGCTTGAAGTTTTGCTTTTCCCATTCCATAAAATAATCCTAGATTAATTACCTTAGCTTGTGTTCGAGGTATTTGTGCCATGTCTGCTACAATTTTATGAAAGTCAGCGTTGCCTTCTTTATAAGCGTCCACGACAGTGAAGGCGGAAGGCAACTGCTGAAGAGATGCATAGTGTACAACCAACCTTGGTTCTTGTTGGTTATAATCAAAGCATCCCCACACACAACCTTCTTCGGGAATGAATAGGGATCGAATCATTGGTCCGAGATCTTTGTTACGTGCGGGAATCTGTTGTAAATTTGGATTTGAATATGAAAATCTTCCAGTGACAGTGCCACCTTGATCAGATCTTATTTGATTAATGTCTGCGTGGATTCTGCCTTTATGTTCATGTTTAATAATAGTGTCTATAAAAGTTGTATGAGCCTTGTTTATTTCTCTAGCTTTTGCTATTTTCTTGACTAAAGGATGACTATGGAAGGAAAGAAAGTTTTTTGTAAATGAAGGGGCCTGTGTTTTCGCTGTTCTTTCATAAGATAATTTTAATGTGTCAAAAACTTTGGCAATTGATCTTGCAGCCCATATTTGAGCATCTACTTGTGTTTCTTTTTTTATTTCTTGCAACAATACTTTTTCTTCTGCAAGTAATTTTTTTTTCAACGCGTGAGCTTTTTCAACGTTTACTCGCACACCTTTAAATTTCATATCTACTAAGCAAGGAAATAAATCTGATTCAAGTTCAAAAATAGATTCTAGATCCTGGTTGCTTAATTCTTGTTTCAATTTTTTCCATAACTGATACGTGACTTCCGCATCTCTTTCTGCATAAGTGCCTACATACATGGCTGGTAGTCTCCACATCTCGGCTTTAGGATCAATTCCCCATTCTTTTGCTCCGGCAATTAAAGCGCCTTCATCTTTTCCATAGCCGATATACTCACGACCTAAACTATTTAAATCATAGCGCATTCGATTTTCATTAATTAAAGATGCAGCGGTCATGGTGTCCACGATGTCTCCTTTAATTTCTATTCCCATGGCACGAATCCAACAAATATCATACATGGCATTATGAAAAATTTTAAGAGAAGAAGATTTACAAAGCTTCGTAAACCATTGAATTACCTTAGTTTTTTCTAAATTTCCTCCTCCTTCATGATCAAAAGGAAAGTAGCCTTTATAGTCTTCGCTTGCAACAGAGATACCTACGACTTTTCCATTTCCAATAACGGATCCTGATCCTCTTGTTTTTAAATCAGGATCTGAAGTTTCTAAATCGATAGCAACTTCTTGGCGGTTAGTAAGATCAGGAAATTTTTCTGGCTTGACCCATTCGGTTTGAGGTTTGAATAAAGGAATTTGCATTATTTTTTTTCCTCTAACTTAAAACCATAAGGTAGGGGTAAAGGTTGTTCCCCATAATCTCGTTCAATGATCATATCAATATAATGTTTTGCTTTTTCTAAATCTTGAACTTCTCCTTTATGTTGGTGTCTACAGATATATTTTATAGCGTTTCCTTCAGCAAAAGGCAAATTATTTTTGTTAATAAATTCAGCTGGCTGAATCGGCATATCTTTGTAATGAGATCCTCCTATCTGCTTTTTATAGACGTTCATATTTTAAACTCCTTACTTCTATCTTTGCATCGAATTAAAAATAAATTTTTGCTACATCGAGTGAGACCGACGTACCAAACTCGTTGTTCTTCATCTTGTTTCATCATAGATTTACGTGCTCCTTTTATAGTGTTGCGGGTTTGATTTTGAAGGATGATAACATTTGTAGCTTCTCCTCCTTTCGAACCATGGAGAGTGAGAATTTTAATTCTCGGTTTAAGACGAAGGTCTTCTCCATTACTTCTCATAGCTCGAATATAGGTTTTCATCTGAGGTGTGACAGCGGTAAAAGCATCATACCATTGTAAAGAGGGATTTAATTTATATTTTGTTTGGAGATCGGAAAGTTTAAATAATTTGTCCTCGGTTTCTTTAAATTTTTTATTAAAACGTTCTAAGAGTCTTTGAACTTCTATGGTGTTGAGTTCTTTTTCTTTTTTCCATTGTTCCCAGTTAATAATATCTCGATACAAAGATTCACTAATACTACGACCTTGTTTAGTTTCAAAATAAAGTCCGCGTTTTTTAAGATCTCTAATAATAGGTTTGAGAAGATCATTAGTTCGAGCAAGAATATACCAATCGCCTTTCTGCATATTAATAGGATCAATAGAAAAGAATATTTTTATAGTTCCATCTTCAGACGTCGGAGTATTCCATGGTTTTTCTAATCTGCCTGATTTAATATTATCTAATCGTAGAAGAGCTCGTGTATGTATCATTCTAGGAACGCGTTTAGATTGTTTAAGGGGTATTTCAATAGCATCAAATTTAATAAAAGAATCAACATCAGCTCCGGCCCAGCCAAAAATTGCCTGATCATCATCGCCTGCGATATAAACATCTTTACTATTTTGTTGTAGAAGTTTTATCATGTCCCATTGAAGAAGCGAAAGATCTTGAGCTTCATCTATAAAAATAACTTCAAAAGAAGGACATTGTTGTTGAGTAGTAAATTTTTTAATCATATCATTGTAGTCAATTAAACCATAGGTTTGTTTGTAATCATCAATATGTTTCTCAACAATTTGAAGTTTATCTCTTTCAATTTTTCCAAGATGTTCATTCTTATCTAGCTGATCCAGCACATTAATTCTTTTAACTGCGGCGAGATTAATGAGACTTAAGTACTCACTATTTGAAGTAAAAATTCCATTAAAGTCATTTTTTTCGTAAGTCGCATATTTAATTCTTAATCCACATTCTTCTCCTATAGTTTTATAATGTTCTTCCTGCATTACATTTTCTTCTTTAAGTCCTAGATACCTGAAAGCAAAAGAATGTAATGTTCTAAAGTGTTTAACATCTTTTTTCTTCAAGAATAGATAAGTTTCTAGAAGCCTGTCTCTCGCTTCGTAGGCCGCTTTTTTAGTAAAAGCAAAATAACCAATACGATCGAGCGGGGTTCCTGCTTCTTTATATTTCATTACTTTATTTAATAGAGTTTGTGTTTTACCTGTACCTGGAGGTCCTATGACTTTATAGTTCATTAATAATTAGGCTCCTGGCGTTTAGATTTTTTATATTCAAGTTGATCTACTTTCATTTGTTTGAGTTTCACTACTTTGTGAGTTTTATTGCCAATGTTAAAAGAATGATCAAACTCTGCTTCTAGTTCTTGCTTCATAATAATTCCGGTGTCTCGAGAATCTAATTTCCATTTAAGGGGGAGTGTTTCAAAAAAAGAGGGAAAAAGAAAATAATGAAAACCTCCTTCGCTCCAAGAGAGTCCTCCTCTGATATCGCTACGTTGTTTAGCTTGACTTGAATTAACACAATATTCGTAAAGATGTTGATAGAGTTGATCTTTAATATCCGTTCCCGCAGCCGGATAGACACGAGTTACAGATTTCATAACTAAATTTAAAAATGCTCGATATTGTTTTGGAGAAAGAGGATCGGGATAAAAGCCTGCTTGTAACCAAACTAGATCTAAAAGTTTCTTTTGAGTGGTGAAAATGTCAGGATTAGAAGCTTCACATTCAATCGGTTTACCATCCGGTTTTTCTACCGTAAAACGAAGTTTAGGTGTAGTACTCATAATAACCTGAAGTCCAGAGAAAAGAGGAAAAGCGGAAGTAGTGTCTGATTTAATTCCAAAAGCTCTTTTAACACAAACATGTTTCATACATACTTTTGAAATCACTTCATCATTACAAGTATGATTGGCAGTTTCTTTAGTCCAGTATTTTATTTTATCATTAATTTTTTTAAGAGGCCAAGGAACTAAAAAATATTTATTAGCTTCATTCACTTTGTCTGGCCAATTTTCTTTATATTTTTTCTTAGCAAAAACCATATAGTTAAACATAAACCGATCTCTGCCATCTCCAATTTTAGTTTTAGAAAGTCTTTGTAAACAAGGGGGACCATCTTCAAATTCCGGATCTCCTCCCATTAAAATTTCTGTGTCAACCCGTGTGATGAGTTGATCTAGTTCGTCGGGAGAGACACGGGAAGCGATAGCTATTTTAATAAATTGTTCTAAGGATAAAGCGGTATTATTTTTATCTAAAGCATAACGTTTGGTGTTGGTATGATTAAAGTAAGGAAGATTAATAAAATTTCCTGACATATTTCCATGTTCATCCGGTTCTAATTCAATTTGTTTAGGATAAATTTCTGTAGTTCTTTTTAATTCAAGTGGTAAAAGGATCGATGCTAGGGCATCACGCATGGTCTGAGCGCTAATGGCTTCGGTCAAAAATAAATAAATGTGTAAGCCTCCACTTTTGGATCGGCATGGGATGAGAGGAAGTTTATATTTTTCTATGTAAGAAAGAAGAAGGACTATATTAAAGTCTTTATAATTTTCAGGATCAACGTCGATACATCCAAAGAAGGCTTTACCCTCTTTGGTACAAGGTTGAATTCCTATTGATATTTTTCCTTCGAGATGTTGTTGGTAGTGGGTAGGGTGGACCGGTTGTTTAGACCAAATATACTCTGGTTTAATCTTATTTCTTTCTTTGTCAAACTCGACTTTGGCTTGTAACTTAATTTGACCAAAGTTTTCTTTGAGTCCAGAAAATAATTTTATAAATTCATCTATCATACATCCCTTTAAGCGGGGCGGTTTAAGTCTCCCGTTGCCGCCCCTATACTCACCTTAGGTGAATTTTAGAAGTTTGTATCTTCTTTCTCTGCTGCTTTAGCTTGTCCACTTTTTATAGAAGTGTGAAAAGCTTTAGCGTGCTGATAAAGATCGACATTATCTACTTTTCTTAAAAGTTTTACAGCGTAACCATACCAAGTAAAATTTCCTGATATTTCTACTGACCGTAACTGATAGATGTGACTAAAAGATGGCGGATTAAAAGTACCATTTTTACCTTTTTCACTGATACTTTTCATCATCGAATTCCATCCGCGACTCACTTTAAGTTGAGTAGACTTCATCGCTATTAAGGCCTTATCAGATCCACTATCCGTTTGGATAATGACAAAATGATTTGCTGTTTTAATAATGATGTTACCATTTTGAAGGACATCTTTACCTGATGCATCCTTCTTTGTTTGAGAAAGAATTTCAGGACCTCTATCCGGTGATGCCGGACGACCTTCTCTTCTTTCAAATGGTGCCCACTCAGGAAATGTGAGTTTGTAATAGCATGGAATGACTTCGATGCCTTTTGCTCCATCATACAGTTTTTTAGTAACTGTATTATAAAACATTCCTGGTTCAGCTCCGTCTACATACGAAGCATGTTTTTTCTTCGTTTCGTCGGAACTATTTTGAAGTAGTTTTAGGAATGGTAGGGCCAAATCATCTTGGTCCATATTCTCTAAACCTAACTTCGCATCCGCTTCAAATAATGAAGTGGACGGTACTTCAGCTTGTTTCTTAGTAGTGATGTCTCTTGCTTCTTGAGGCATGTTTATTTACTCCTTATTTTTGTTTGGTTTCCTACAAACGTGTTGAACAAATCAGAGGGCATCTCTTTCCCTGCTTCAGTCCGCTCTCTGAGTAATGCTTTTAAAGTCATCGGTTCTACTTTTAGTCTTTGTGCAGGTTGGTAGCCTTGACTTTGAGCAAGGATAGCATAATCGCTAGCCTTGGTATCTTCGTTACGACCAAAGGAAACGGTGACTTCATTTTTAATGATGTCGCCTAGGTCGTTGTTACGAAGCCAGTTAAATGCTGCTTCTCTTTGTGCGATTGGTATAGAAGCACCATAAATTTTTTTAATTTCTACAGAAGAACCATCTGCGAGTTTTAAAGAAGACAAAGACATTTCATTCATAATAGTTGGAATGACTTCACCTGAAATTTTTGTAGCTGTTTCTTTCAAACTTTTTAGATCTTGTTCTTTTGCTTTAATATTTTTTTCTAACTGTTGAAGTTTTATTACTTCATCAGAAAGATTTTTTATATTATCTATTTCTTTGATGGCAAGAGATTGATCTTCTTCCATCATTTCATTTAATTTATTCATCTACTTTTCCTTTCTCGTATAAGTTAATTGCAATGGGATAATACATTCTTTCTTGTCGGTCCCATTTTAATAAATGATATTTGCCATGAGTTATATCAGATACAACAGAACATGCAACTCCAATGATTGCAGGATCCCCTGTAAGTAGAAGATAATCAGTGGGACGATATTCTTTTAACAATCTTCTTAACTCAAAAATAATTGGACCCGGACTGAAAATCATTTGCGAATCTTCTCGTAAGAGGACTTTTATTTTGCCAAATTTTTGAGCTCCCATAATATTGATTTTAGGGCGCCCTTCTTTAGTACCTGGAATTTCCTGAATAACGTAAACTATTTTTTCTGAGTCTTGTTTAAGTTCTTTATAATCTAAATTAGCCATGGCTTTCTATTGACATAGGATATAAGATAATGTACTACTATTGTCAAGAAAGAATACTATGTTTTATAAATTTAAGACGAAGCCCTATGGGCATCAGTTAACTGCATTGAAAAAATCTTGTGACAAGAAGGTTTATGCTTTATTCATGGAAATGGGGACTGGTAAAACTAAAGTAGCTATTGATAATTTAGCCATGCTTTATGATAAAGGAAAGGTAGATGGAGCTCTTATTATTGCTCCCAAAGGAGTGTATAAAACTTGGTATTCTCAAGAATTTCCCGTCCATATGCCTGCTCATATTCGTTATAAGATGGTTTTATGGCAAGCTGCCATCAATCAAAAACAAAAGAAAAAACTGGACACGTTGTTTAAAACGGGTGTAGATCTTCATATTCTTATTATGAATGTAGAAGCTTTTAGCACTACTAAAGGTGTGGATTTTGCTAAAAAGTTTTTAAGTTGTCATGAAACATTTATGGTTGTAGATGAGAGTACTACGATTAAAAATCCTGAAGCTAAAAGAACTAAAAATATTATTAACTTGGCCATGCACGCTAAATACCGTCGAATTTTAACAGGATCCCCTGTGACTAAATCTCCTTTAGACCTTTTTAAACAATGTGAGTTCCTTGATCCTTATCTCTTGAATCATTCTTCTTATTATACATTTCGATCTCGATACGCCACGATGCGTACTGCTAATTTTAACGGAAGATCTGTGCAGCTCGTTGTAGGTTATAAAAACCTTGCAGAACTGTCGGAAAAACTTAAGCCCTTCTCCTATCGTGTTCTCAAAGACGACTGCTTAGATCTTCCACCTAAAACATACATGAAAAGAATCATTACGTTAACCCCTGAACAACAGAAAGTTTATAGGCAAATGAAACAGATGGCGTTAGCAGAAATGAACGGAAAGGTTATAACAACAATGAGTGCATTAACCCAATTAATGCGTTTGCATCAAATAACGTGCGGACATTTTAAAGCAGATGACGATTCAATTCAACTCATAAAAAATAATCGATTATCTCAGTTGTTGGAAGTGTTAGATGAACTTGAAGGAAAAGCGGTAATCTGGGCTCATTATCAATTTGATGTTCAAACGATTGTAAAAGCGATTACAGAAAAATATGGAGAAAAGTCAGTAGTTACCTATTATGGTTTAACTCCTAACGAAATACGACAATCTAATATAGAGCGATTCCAAACTAAAGATGAAACTCGTTTTTTGGTAGGAACCCCACAAACGGGTGGATATGGTATAACTTTAACGGCTGCTTCTACTATGATTTATTATTCTAATGGATATGATCTAGAAAAAAGAACTCAGTCAGAAGCTCGAATTGATCGTATTGGTCAAAAATTCCCTATGACTTATATAGACATTCTCGCGGAAGATACTGTTGATGAAAGAATTGTTAAAGCCCTCCGCAAGAAAATTAATATTGCTACCCAAGTGATGGGTGAAGAATTAAAAGATTGGATTTAATCCCTTAAAATGTAGGACATACGCACGAGGCGCAGTAAAATTTTTTATTTTACTGTTATTGTCTTCGGCTTTTTGCCCTCAGGAACTATCTTTTCTAAAGATATTTTCAATAATCCGTTTTTTAACTCAGCACCTTTGATTTCTACATCATTAGCGATAGTAAAGGCTTTAGCAAAAGATCTCTTAGCAATTCCTTGATGGATCACGCCGTCTTTTTCTTTATCGGATTTAGTTTCCTTAACAGATTTTATAGTTAGTATGCTATCTGCGTATTCTACAGCAATGTCCTTCTTGTCATAACCTGCGAGAGCTACTTCAATATCGAACTTATTGTTTTCCTTTTTTACAATATTGTAAAAAGGAAAGTTAGCTGTCAACGAAGACCGAACATTGTCGTACTCATCGAAAAAATTTTCGAAGTGATCGAAAAGATTATCGAACCCGATTGAAACCGGTCTAAGTTGTTTAAAGATTGATGGTAATTTATCGAATGTCATTTAACCTCCTTGTTAGACAGTTAATAAAATGGATCCCTAAGGCATCCATATATTTAATATAATCTATTTATATAAAATTGCAAGTAGCATTAATAATAAAACGAGTCCCATGTACCTGTTCGGCCCTGTGACCAGGACCCATTTTTTACATGCCATAAGTTTTTCCCATAAGAATTTCATTATGCATCTCCTATAATTGGTTTATACCGTGTGTAGTTATCTTCATCTTTATACGCTCTGAGATTCTCCTTTGTATTTTCTTCTGAATCCGGATTGTACGCGACGTGCAACCATCCCGAGTTGGGCTCGTCTTTATTCCAGAATTCAAGAATCATTTGGTCATATAAAAGGTTCCCCTTGATCCAATTAAAGATTTCATTGTTAGGTGTGCCATAGATTTCGAAGTCAGCTGCCATGCCTTTTGCATGTTGACTGTCCGGGCTGCTGCCGATCGCTTGACACAGCGCTGGGCTGCGATATCCGCTGGATATACTCACAACGTGATTAAAATGGTCCCTAACAGGTTGTAGGACCCTCTCACAGAGCAATCTGAGGTTCTCCTGGTGGTCAGGACTAGGGTCGTTAGGAATGCCTTTCCTCTCAGCTGTTTGAGACTTGGTTAGCTCAACCAAGCTAAAATTTTTAGAAAGTTGCATTAGTATTTGGATTCCGCGTCGTATGAATCGCTGGTATATCCATGTTCAATTACACGTATGATTCTGGTACGGCCTGCTGTTTCACCTTCTTCTTTGATGTATTCGACTTCAGCTTTAACATTAGCTCCACATTTAAATTGGACGCGCTCGGGCTGAATATTTCTCTCGGCCGTCCTCTTCGCCTTCAGGCAGTCTGACATTGAGCTTTTGTATGTGTGCTCCACCAATTGGCCCTCTAAAAACATGCAAAGGGCGACGCATATAATTATTTCATTTGGCATTATCGTACTCCGTTCTTGTAATGGATCTCTCGATTCGAATCTTTGAGTTCCTCAATATCTATTAACACTTTTTCCATTTGTTTACTTAAAAAATCTATGTTTACTTTATTGTGCATCATACTCTCAATTTGTTTATTAATTCGATCGGTGGTCTTGTAAAGGTCCTCCAACATCATGTATTGTTCGGAATCAGCCGGCAAACTTCCAAGAAGCCCCCGAGGCCACTTAATTCTGAACTCCGTATTCATCTCTAAATCTTTATTCATAATTTCTATTTGAGTTGACATACGATTCTGGTTCTCAATCAAACCGAAGTAAGCCCAGGTCCCGATCGCGACCATGGCGATCAAAGAGAAAACCGTTTTCATCGGCATTTGAACTCGTGCTTCGTCTGATATATTTAAAGGTTTACCCATAGACCCCACAACAACTAAATTTTTCCATAAAAAAATAATGATACACCGAGAATCCTATTACTATCCCTATGCTCATTCCTATAAATAACGTCACGTACTTTATCATACGCATTCTAGAAAGTGAACCCAGAATAGATAGCTTACTGCTGAAATAATGATGACTCTATAAAGGGCAATTAGCATATTATTCCTTTTGATTTATGTCGCCCCAAATAATTTTATATTTTAATTTGCCACCATCATCTCCGGAAGTATGATCTGTTGGTTCTTCAATCTGAAGAACATGCTTTACGCCTTTGCACCCAACAGAAAAAAGACATAACAAACCGATGATTATAGAGGATACTAAATACTTCATCCATTTAATCTTCCTGTTTCTTTTTTCTCTTGCGTTTTTTCTTGCCCTTAAGATCTTTAAAGCTCTGTACCTCATCTTCTATTATCTCCACTTTGGTTTTAATTAAGACCATGTCTTGCGACAATGAGAATGTACGCTGAAGCGTCCATCCTCCAAGCGCTAATAAAATAGCGAGTAGTGCTGTGATTAATTTTTCGTTCATTAAATAGTTTTAACCAACAGATTAATTAATTGAAACGCGACGGCCCCCACCGTTGCTAATAGAACCCAATAGATTTTGTCTATCTTGCCACCCAAGCCCTTAATATCTGTGCACATATGTTTCAGGTGATTGGTTTTAAGATTGGCAATATCTTTTTTCAATCCTGTCACGTGGCCGTGCAAACTTATAATATGTTCTCGAGTCGTCTTGGGTACCATTAAGCTAATCCCTTTTGTTTTAATCTCATTGCCTTCTCTTCATTCGAGAGCCAGGCTGTTTCCGTAGCTGTTAATCCTGTCGAACCTACAACATTTTGGTCTGGCTTGGAAGCTATAACTTCAGCTGAAACATTAGCAGCGTTGAGAGGCACTTGAGGCTTGACGCTTGCGACCTGTTTCTGTTCTGCCATGTCCATCGGTGGCATGATCATAGACGTTTTATCGTCAGGTAATTTCTTACCGCCCATAAAATATTCGTCAAGCTCCTGGTCGCTTAATCCTAGCGGCACGTTCATCCATTTTCGGATGATGCCTTGGAGTTCTTGAACGGGATAGATATCATTAAGGGTAAACGCGTCTCTTGTTCCATCAGCAATTTCTTTGGCGTAAGCATTGTTTAATTTTATCACCAGACGAGGAAGGATAGCAGTCATTTCTCGAGGGGGTAGCTTAGCAGAATCAAAGGCATTTCGTTTCAAGAACCCCATTGTCATGTTACCGAAGTTCTGTCTGTCTTTAAACTCTCTTCTGATTTGTCCATAAGGAATATTCATTTCTTCCAAAAGAGATAAGAACTCAGAGACTCGAGATTTTTCTTTGTACATATTCTTCTGAAGTTTTTCAAACTCTTCAATAAAATTAAGAGGATTGTCCATTAAGAGCTGAGGTTCAAAAGCATTTCTTTTAAAGGTATTGTTTATCTCTCTAACTCTTTTAGAAAAGTCAGAGATCACATAGGTTACACTGTTTCTTGGGTTTTCTTTTTTAGCACCCAGTCCTAAGAAAAGTTTCAAAATTTCATTCGTTGTGTTGTAACGATTCGCTGCGCGATCTACTTCTTGTTCGTAGGCAGACATAATCTTACCCATGTTAACAAAGGTTGTCGGCGTAATAGTTTGAACTAAATGACCCGCAGCTTTAGCCAGGATTACATCCCAGTCATCATTGGTGATGTCATAAATAATTTTTCCCCTTCTATCTTTTCCTCCTCTGGCCCCAGGAATACCCCAGTCCAGCGGAGTAATATCCAAAAGACCTTCTCCCAAGATGGTTTCTGTGAGGAAAGGTTCTAGCAGTAGAGTAAATCCTCCTTTTTTCTTTTCATCATAGTCATAGAAGAAAGATTTAAAGAAACGTTCGGCATACCAACGATCACTCTTGTCGACAGGATCAAACATGCCATTTACAAAGGTCGCAAAGGCATCTTGCGCAGCTTCAAACGGTTGTTCTCTGCTGAAGTTTAAAGTCCACCACGATGGCCAGCCATCTTTATCCCTTTCCATTTTACTAATTGGATAAAGGGTAGAGTTCTTATCGTACCAAGGTGAAAAGAATCTTTGGTACTTAATAATAAAGTCTTCATCAATATTGGTGAGCGCTCCTGTCATTAACCCTAAGCCTTTACCAAAACCATACATGGTTCCTGTGAGTCCCATAATTCTTCTGGCTCCCATCTGTCTTAACCAAGGATTGGATGAAGTAATTTCTCGTGTGCCGTAGACACCCACATTATATAAATTTCTAATGATTTCTGATTGAAACGCTACGAAGTTTCCAACGGGAAAACGTCTCCAGTTCTTTACTAGATTTGGAACCATTCCGTAGTTAGGATAAACATTTCTAATATATTGTCCTGATATTTCTTTAATGGATTCTGCATAGGTTTTTAAAGTTCCATCTGCATTTTCAGGGTTCCATCTTTTTCCAAAGACTTCTCTGTATTGTTGAGAAACTAAATCTTTCCAGGTGTAATCAACGGTTCGGTTAGGTTCCACTCTGAATCCTAGTTTTCTAGCATTGGCAACGGTGAATCCGTTTCTAGGAATGGCTGGAAGGAGTTGAGACTTAGTAAATTCATAACCATAAGCTTTCCAAACGTTATCAGACGCTTGATAAAACTCTGTGGCTTTCCTAAAGATAGGATTATTAATAAGATATTTAAATAAAGCGTCGGTACTCGCCCAACGATTCGACACAATATCTCCGATGACTGCTTCGACTTCACCTGCTACTACCGAACTATCGGTCACACCATATTTTAAATATTCGGTCAGTTTCTTTTTCATAACCTCAGGACTAATTTTTCCACCAACCCCTACAACTTCACCGAAGGTTAATTTCATGGCATCCAAGACACTCGCTTGAGACCCTATGTGTCCATTCAATAAAGAAAAGAAGGCAGCCGTTTCAAAGTTACGTGTTTGAGTCATTAAAGATAAAACTGTTTTACTCAGTTGAGCGGTTGTTTTAGCTGCAAGGAAAGGTTTATAAACACTGGCGAATGTAGAACTAATTAAAATATCGCTCATTAAAGCATCACTGGCAATAGCTCCTGCAATTTCAGGTGTGGTATGATAGAATCCGCCGTCTTTTTTAGTACCCCATTGATAGAGTTTACCAATATCAATTTGAGAAGGACGGGTAATAGCTTTAATTGGAACCAGATTTCTTCCCACCCAAGGAGCAGTGATTCCTAGTTTTCCCATCATCCATTCTGCGGGATCTTTAACAATCCAACCGGCTCTTAAACCTTCTTTTAATATTTGTTTGTGGGTTTCAAGATGTGAAATCAGTTGAGCTTGTTTAGTTACGGTATCCACAATGATGGCTCGTGGGTCTGTTACTTTACCCATTAACTCTTCAATCACGGTTGGTAATGATTTTCCTTTTTTAACTAGAATATTAGCCGGTGTTACTAATGCGGTAATGGCATTGAGTCTTTCTAAGGGTGTTGTTCCTTCAACACCTCGACCATACGCTAGTACATCATCGACCATACGAGAAGCTTGACGGTTAAGTTCTACCCATAAAGGAGCTCCTTCTTTAACATTAAAGAATTTTCCTCCTTTAGTTTGTTGAAGTAGTCCTACAAAATATTTTTGGGCAGCATCAATTTTTGCCCGACTCGGTTTAAAGCTTCCTTGAAAGATTTCATAAGACGTCGTTAAATATTTACCTAGGTTCTTAATAATTTCTTCTTTAACCTCCTCACTCTTTACATAAGGTTCAATCTTTTTACTTAAACTTTCAATCAGGTTTCTAATATTCTGTGCGGGAGCTTGTAACTCTGCGGGTAATTGATCACGCTTAAGTTCTTGTCTTAAAAAACGAATGACATCATCCCAGTATTGTTTTCCAGCGACAGCGCTAGATTGGGTGAACAGTCGACTAGCAAAACCTGTCTTTAACATTTTATAAATAGAGCTATCAATTCGTTTCAGATCCAGGTCCACATTTTTTCTATAATTTCTGACTTGGTCTTCTCCTTTTCTCATAATGTCTTTAGCTTCTTTAGTGAGTTGTCCTCTAGTTCTTACAGGAGCCATAAGAAATTTATCTGCTAGCCCCATGATTCTTTCTCTTAAGGGACCTGCCCCAATAGAAAAGAATTGCCACTGGGCTAAGGGAGGAATTTTTTGGGTAATGAATCCTCCAGCATTTTTAATTCCTTTAACCAGTTGAGGGATACCTGTCATTCGACTGGCTGCAACTTTAGCAATTGGATTGACTACCCAGTCTCCTGCTATTTTTAAAGGAGGACCTAAAACATTTTTAGCTGTCCAGCCGGCTGCTCCCAGAGTTCCTTTTAAAGCTACGGTTAGACCGGCAATGAGTGCAGTTCCTTCAGCACCATGAGCTAGTTTCCATTTAAGATCATGAACTGCTTTTTCTCGGTTAGTCATCTTGGACGTATCGGCTCGTGTAACCAAGCCAAAGCCTTCACCAAAACTGGTTTGGTCTGGATCACTTGTTACCGTTCTTCCTAATCCATACTTAACCGGAAGAGTCCAGAAGCCTAATCGTTTCGCAATGCTAGACGTTTGAACAATGTTGCCATAGGGATCTTCAATGACTCGTCCCCACTTATCTTTTTTTGCTTTGGTTTTTGAAAGTTTGTCAACCAGTTGTTTGGTTTGTCCTGGTGCTGCTCGCTTAGCGACCCAACCAAAACTTTTTAAAATTTTTCCTCCCAGCCAAAGATCGATTCCAAATTCAGCGAGACCTTCAGCGGTTCTTCGTAAGGCAGATTCTGACTTACTGGCTTCGGGCCAATTCTCTTCAATGTAAGCTAGGGATTGTGTATTCAATCCCATGTCGACGAGTCGAGCTACTGCTTTAGTGACTTCTCTTACGGATCCTTGATAGGCATCAGAGACTCCTCCTAAAATTTTAGTAGAGAATTTATCTTCATATTCTTTTTGCTTAAGAAGTCCTGTTTCATCAGCTCGAAGACTGAGATCATAGATTTTTTCTCCTTGCATAGGATTCATGATCATAAAAAAACGTCTTGCGTCTTTTTCATACTCAGGATCCTTCAGGACTTTAGTTAAAAGTTTATTGGGATAAAGAAGCTCGGCTGTACTGCCTGCTTTTTTAGCGTCTTTTTCACTGCCCCATTCTTTAATCGCTTTAATATAGTCGTGAACGATTTCAGGATGGTCTCGAAAGACATCTATATAACGTAAGGTTTTCTCTTTATAGGTTTCAGGTAGCGCATTAATATAGCTTCGTTCATTTGAGAAAGCGTCTACTTTAATATCTTTATCTTCTAACCTTTTTAAAACCCGTTCATAAGTACTTTCTGTCTCAACCTTCTGTAACTTCTTCTCTTCTATGCTTTTTAAAACACGTTCATAAACACTGTCTGTGCCAATGTTCTCTAAAGTTTGATCGATTGAGTTTTTGATCTTTGTGTTTAGTAGTTCAAGCTCAGGATTTGGATATGCATTTGCCATGTCATTATGTTATCTCCGTGTCAAACGGTAACACAAGACTTACTCCCCATTTATTGTTGAAGGCATACACTTCATCCTGTGTTTTGATTTGTGCAAAATCAGCAAACGCATCTTGGTTGTAATAAATGAGTTGAACAATTTCATCATCCACCTGAGGAGGCATCTTGGCTCTGAACTGTTGATACGTCATGTTAACACTGGGTTGAATCTTTTCTTGAAGGGATACGTCTTCTTGAATCGTTTCTGTAGGGGTCTGAATAGTTTCGTCTACATTTAAACTCGCTTGCATCGGTTGCACACCTTGGTTGGTAGCACCCAATTGATAACCTATTCTTCCTCCAGTAGCTCCACCTTTTCTGCCTATTTCCGTTTCGAGTTGTCCAATTAGGGTCATTATTATATCGATCAGTTTTGCTTGACCTTCAGGTGTATTTAAATCTGGGTAGGTAGTTTGAATTAATACTTTAGCTAAAGCTGTTGCTTCTTTTAATTTGTTAAATCCTGTATTGATAATAGCAAGATCACTGTTGTATTGCTCTTGAGTAATATGACCGTTTGCAAGTTGTTCTTTTAGAGATAGGATTTTTTGTGCGGTCGCTGTAGATTGGCTAGCTATTAGTGCAACTTTTTCTCTACTCGCATCATCCATTCCTTGAATAATGACAGCACTTTCTCTGTCATATTCTTTTTCTATGCCACCTTTATCAAGTTGAAATTGACGTTCTGCAGCTGCTGCTTCTGCAGGTCCTATAATCTGGTCTCGTGCTGTAACCGCTCCGCTTAATGCTTCGCCTAATGTGTCTGCATTGGAAAAGCCTTGGCCAATCCCACTCCAGAAAGCTCTCTTCCTTGTTGATTCAGGTACGCTGACATCTATTTCTGAAAATCGTTCGCTTATAGTTTTTGGCTCTTGAAATCCTGTTCTATTTCCTATTGGATTTCCATAAATGTTTCCTCCGCCAATAGTTCCCCCACCAACATAATTATTTCTTGGTGTATCCAAACCAGAAGTAATACCGGTTCCTTGAGCATCGTTAGTCTTTCCACCCAGTTTGAACATGGGTCTATTTAAAATTCTATTGTACATTATGTTCTGGCTCCCATCAGAGACTGAAGATTACCAAACGCTCCGATCCCTGCATACGTTGGGCTTCCTTGGAAAGGTGTAACCGGTGCGCCAGGAACTTGTCCTGCTGTCGTGCCAAAAATATTAGCGGCTTGTCCAATTCTTTGCATTGGGTAATTCATTGCCATTTGATTCTGTGCAGCCATTTGATTCTGTAGCGCCTGGGCATAGGTATTTTCCTGTCCACCCATCGCTCCAAACTGTTGACCGAGTCCTGCCTGTAAATTAGGAACTAAGCTTGCCATTCCAGTTAAATTTTGTAAAGCGGTTTGTTGCCCCTGTAGTCCTTGGCCAAAACCTCCTTGCAAGAGACCAGCTTGGATCATCGCTCGGTTTGCATCCGATCCTAATTGATATTCAGACTGAGCAATCCCGTGCCGAGCTCCTCCAAAAGCTCCGGCTTGTGAGGCTGTTTTTCCCAAGCCCAATTTTCCAATCTGTGCTTGCTTATCGAATTCTGCCAGGGTTGTGTCTATAACTTGTTGTTGATACGGGGACATGTAGGCTTGGTAGCCTGTAGGATCGAGTAAACTTTTATCTTTGATACTTTGTAAATACGGTTGAAAGGAAGCAATGCCGGTGCCTCCGGTAAATCCTGAAATTTGTCCTGTGGCATCCCGTGAAATATCTCCCAATCCACCCATGTCAGCCGTGAGTTGTTGTTGTGCTTGGGTAAAGGCTCCGGGTCCAGCTACACCTGCAGTCATGGCTCCGGCATCAATCGGTCGTCCTAACTGTTGGGCTGCTAAACTTGCAAGTCCCTGACCGTAAGGTTGGATCCACTGTTGCGGATTCGTTGCAAAAGCCTGTGTATCAAACTGTGGTAATGCCATTATGCTTTTCCTTGAGATTGTTCGGAGATGTCTCCTCCGGCTTCTAAATTTTTCATGACGTTGTACATTCGTTGTGCACCTTCGTCGATGTCCCCGCCGCCAGCAGCTCTCACTGCATCTGCGGTAAAGACGAATTCATTTTTACTGAGTCTTGCCGGAACGTCGTCGGCTTTTTCTTTTCGACCGATAGGAACAAAGCCCCCATCTTGTCTATAATCTTTTTCCATGCCACCTAAATTAAGCAAAGGCATAATGCCTCCCTCTTGGGCTCCAATCCTTCCGCCGTGAGCGTTAGGTTCATAAGAGGATGTAAAATTGCTTGGTAGAGGAAGATAATTAGGATCTTGAAGTCTCATATCTACTGATTCTGGATCTTGATCTCCTTCCCAATTACTCCATACACCAATATCATGTTCCAGCATGCTTAGAGCTTCATTAAGGTCATCGTATTGAGTATAGGGGCCCCATCCTTCGGGTCCGCCTCTTTGTCGTTTTACCAATTCCCAATATCTTTTATCAAACTGTTCTTTGGTCCATCCTTTTTTAAGGGCTAGTTTTTCTAATTGTAATTTTTTCATTTCCTGAATGTCTAACATTTGATTAGCAGCATCGAGTGTTTCTCGAGTATGTTCTTGACCTGGCATTGTTATGTCTTCAGAAAATGTAAAGTCTCTTGTGTTAGTATCCCTATCATATTTAGTTTCCTGTAAAAGACCACCGGGTTTTCCTGACATACCTGCTAAGGTTTTTGCTTCATCAGAAAAAATCTTATCTACAAACTCTAGGTTTTCTGAAACTCCTGGTCCCATTGGTCTTCCCATTGGACCCACGCCTTGTGCATAACCCATTCTTGGATTCAGTGCGCCAATCCCTTGAAAAGGTCTGTCGATACCTCCGAGGTTGTATCCAATCCTTCCACCGTAAGCCTTCGCGTCGAGTGTCAGATCAGGTGTTGTTGAACCAGAAAAATCTATTGGGGTATAGGCAGCTACGTCTGCTACATCTGTTGTATATTGAGGTGCTTTTAGTTGCGTACCAAAATCGGTGCCAACATCAAATTCTGTTTCTGCAGCTGCGAGTTGCTGGTTGAGTTTATTAAACTGTTCCATCTCTGCTGCGTTTAATCCTTCTTTATCTTTCTTAGCTCTTAAGGCTGCCCATACTGACAAAGCATCGCCAACGATACTTCTGCCTTGCTGTATAACTGGGTTGCCGTGTATATCTAAAATAGCTTTTCCTGCTTTATTGAGAATCGGTTTGTCTTTATATGCTCCGGTTACACCTTCCCATATATCACCTGCTTTATCTCCAACCCACTCAGCAGCAGTGGTAATCCAATCCCATGGTCCATACGTAGGCACTCCTTGAAGTGTCATGATACCAGATCCTCCATGAGCTCTTAATAGTTTAGCTTCGTCCTTATTGATATAAGCTAACGATTCGCCGTCGGGTGCGTGTTTGTTAAGCAGTTTAGCTGCCTGTTTAAGTGATTTAATCCCGTTTGATTTTGTCATAATTTCCTATTTTGCAATGTATATTAAACGAGCAGGGATTGCACCTGAGAATATATTTTATTAATACTTGGTTTTCGCAAACAAATCAAGCTTTGGTATCTTGACTAAAACATCTCTTTGGATGTCTTCCACCGGTATCTGCAGGGTTTTCCACTCTTCGTCGGTCTTATAAATAGCCCCTGTTTTCTTATTTTTTATAGTGGTGATCACCTTTGCCTGGACCACCGGAATGTCTTTACCATTAACGGCCATTACGTTCGATCCTGTTCTAGAATACTGGCGACACCAGTCACTCGATCTGCGACACTGGCGGTAAGTATTAAAATATCACCCTCTTCTAAAACGAGTAAATTGCTCGTCAGTAATTCCAATTGTTCAATAGCGTTACTGGAAGCAAAACCAATATTATAAGTGGTCGAAGCACTGGTATCGGTAAAAGACAGGGTCACCGTAACCGTACTGGCAGTATCATTATAAGCTTGTACCGTTTTAACAATCGCCACCGTTTCCGCTGGCACCGTATAGATCGTGATTGGATCCGTTGAATTTAAATCAAATGCTTTGTTAATATATTTATTTGCCATGTTAATTCATAAATAAACTAAAGATTTCGTACTCATCTGTTAGTTGTTGTTGATAGGTAGTGTTAAGTTTTTGTACGATCGAGCCGACGTTATCTGCAACGCCTTGAACGTTGATCGCATCAAACTCGGGTCCAATAATGGTTGCTATTACTTCTGAAATTTTTGCCATTATCTTCTGCCTCCTGGATGAATGTCTAATCGAAACGTTCCCATTCTCCAACTCTGACCGGTACTCACATTACCTACTTTAATCGCAATCTGTCGTGCACGTGCTCGAGTAAAAAGTTGGGTGCTAGTAGTTGTTGCGGTATGATTGGTTGCCACGGCAGTGCTACTTGGAAAAGCTTTTGTACTTAAAGTAATTCTTGAGTCTCCCGTTTGAGAACCATAGTCTGGAATAATTCTCGATATTCTCATCATAAATTCTCCTTCTCCTTGTTCGCCTTCCGGTCCTCCAATATCATAATCTCCTGATTCCACATAACCTGCAATAGCATTCGTTGTTCCTGTGGTAAAGACTTCATCGGTTCCTTTTTCTTGTTCCCAATAATAACTCCCTCCCGCAGAAATACCGACTACGGTTGGATTATCCGGAGCTAAACTGTTTTTATATTCGGTTGCAAACGGTTTATTATAAACCCCTTCAATCGTCCAAGTGGAACGAGCTAAAGAGGATGTATACCAGATGGGATTATCCGGAGTGGACTCCATATAATTATAAGTCACCGATCGGTCTACATAGTCTGAACCAGAACTTGGATAGAACCAAGTAATTTCTCCAAAGAGAGCATTAACGGCAACATGGATTTGTTGATTCGCATTGGCATTAATATCTTCAAAGACATAATCTTCTACCAGACACGGCATCGTTTGAACTCGACCTCCATTAAAGTTAAAGAAACCTGTCGGTCCCATCCAATAGGCTATCCCATCCACTTC